CCTTTATTCCCTTTTAACTGCTGCGTCCAAAAGGACGCACCACATCTTCGTTTCGTTTAACTAACCAGACTTTATATGTCCCAGAAGGGATAAGGGCCTTACCAGCCCTTTTGTACATATCCATTAAAGGAGACCGTACAAATTCGAAGGTCATGGATTATCGTCGGACGAAATACGCCATTTACGGCGCTTTAGCGGAGTGTGGCGAAGGCAGAGTAAAGAACGAATAAGGTAAGCCTGATAGGCCCCCTGTGGGACTCACTTAGTCCCTAGCCCGGCTAAGGAAGCCGGGACCCATTCACGCTTCAGTGTTACGGCGTGGAAACGCGCGGAATGCTCTAAGTGAAAATGATCGGAAGGATCCCCATATTTTAACTGGGGTAATTTCCGTAAACACTTAGAAAGCGCTGCATATCCATCCAGTGGATCTGTGCGATACACTGCCCGGGAAGTCCAGCAACGTATTTCGAGTTGCTGAGTCCGCCGATTATAACGCCGGCGGGGTTTAAAATCCCAATGATGGTTTCTGCCAAGTACTCCACTATGTTCATGTACCGAGGGCAAACGCCCTAAGTATCGTTCAACTCGAGAAAACATGAGCTGACTAGTGCGAATATATCCTTTCCTGAAAAAAAGATTGGCTGTATCGCACCATGAAATAAGAGGAGAAACTTGCCGACGACTATACGGCGGTTCCGATCGAACATAGATCGGCGTTACGACGTTACCGTCATAACAATCCGCTCCGCAAGATTCACGGAATTTTCCGCGATAAAAAGTCTTGCTAGTATTTACCTTACAGTTGTACCGATGTAGGTAATCGATAGTCAAAGCTACATGGTCAACGGGGACAAGTATATCGTCGCCGTAGACGTAGATGTCGCGAGAAACGAGGTAAATGTTTCTGCGACTTACAGGAAGGTTCAAGCTCTCCAGAGAAGCCATTACACATATTGTGTAAAAGTACATAGCTTCAATTGGAAAGCAGAGAGCGCTACCCATCGAAGCGAACTTAGCCAGAGGAGAAATAACTTGTCCACTGGGTAGAATCGCCTTCGTCGAACGACATGCATCGATCGCCTCCTTTAACTCAGGATTGGAACGAAACATCTCCATTGCCAGAGAATAGGGAACCCTATCACTAGCATCAGATAGGTCAATCGTTGCTAACCGACCGTCGCTTGATGATATCAGAGCAAGGCGCTGATTTACTTGCTGGTCACGAAAATTAATGTGACCAGAAGTGAGATCAAACCCTTCGATCCCTTCGTAAAGGAGGGACCTAATAGCCTGCTGAGCATATTGCATGCAAGCAGGTTCTACAGCTATGATTCGAGGGGCTTTGAGAGTCTTTGGAACCGTAACAACCTTCACAGGTTGCTCGTCGCCAGCAGACACTATCGTGATCGCTTTGAGCTCCTCGGAGTCGAAGCTGAGTTCACCAATAGAATTAGTGAAGCAGCTATCAACAAGAGGGAAATAAGGCTCAAGACGATCGTGCCACCGTAGGTGTTTATACTTTTCATTACTTGTATAACCTTCCGCGGTTGCTCGGGGTCCATGCCTAGGGGTTGCATCGCATAGGTGTAAACCAAATACGAAGCTATCCCACAGCATAGAAGACACACTGCTAAACGCAGCGGTATCTTCTCCCGACAGCGAGAACATCTCAAAGGAACGCTCATTATCGACATAGCCCTCCAAGGCCCGTTCCACCCTTTTAGGAGTGCACGGGAGCTTAATCTTTTTGAAAGCACTACAAACTTGTCGTAGGCTATCAATAAAGATAGCAATATCAGTTGGAGGGAGAGTTGTTTTATCATTGTCGAAAATCCTTCCTGTCTCCATAGAGAAGACTTGACCAAGCATACCTTGCATAAAAGCAGGGATTCGCTTATGTTTCTTGAAACTCCGGAAACACTTTGGGTCAATAAATCCTAACTCAAGACAATGTTCTATGTCCTGAGCGAATTTAGGAAGAGTTATTGTTAAAAATGATAACCCTTCGTCTTCGACACGCGACCGGAGAGTTAATTGGTCGCGACTGGAGGCCTTCGTAGCACACCTGTCGCAAGCATCTTCGTAGATGCTTAGCGCTAACACAAGATAGTCACTTATGTGGCTTTTCATTACTCCTCCAATCAAGGGGGTAGTAATCCAGCCATTCTTTCAGAATTCGCTGGAAGCGCCACATTAATCACTAGGCTATTGTTTGGTTGACTTTCTTTTAATCAACCTTGGTTTAGGTGGAAGTGACTTCGATTTTGAAGTCATCGCGGTCTCAAAAGCCTCATGGCTCCCTCCGAGTTTAATAGCTTCGGAGAGTATTCCATGAATAACTTTTGCTTGAGCGCCTTGAGCGTTACTGATACCGATAATACGATTTACATCGATACCGTGACTCTCAAGTTCTTCAATGCCGTTTTGTATTGCTACAGCGGCACTGATCAAAGATTTGATCTTTGACACTTGTAATCCTTTCTGGCGAGGTCTTACGACTCTCGACCGTAAAGTTTACCAACAATAGTGGATGTGAGCCAGGACTGAAATCCTGTCACCAATGCCTGAACATCTGCAGCAGAAAAACCGGCCTCAGGCCGATCGATCTGCACAGAGACAGACAGAGTCTCGAAATCATTGACGGCTGTCAATGGATCCGGGACAACTGCCCGTTTGCTGAAGACAACCAAATGCTTAATACGTTGTTTTTTGTCCTTGCGAAGCGTCGTATGACGGATCGTAAGGCCAAACGTATTATCGTCTTTCGCGTATGAAGAACTCATATCCGCTTGACTTAGCTTTGGCATTGCCTGAGCAACGGCAGAAACAGTGATAGTTTGTGGATCAGAAAGAATGGTCAACCTCCTATGTTATGGAGCGTTGAGCACCGAGTAAGACCATCAACTGCTCAAGCTGACAGCCCGGCTATAACCCGGTGCGAATGCGGGAATTCGGAGTCCGGCCAATGCCGATAGCACCGAGAATTGCCCATTGACTTGGAGTTATGGAACTCCAAGGTCGGTTAAATCCGTAAGGACTATCTGCAGGTTCCCTTCGTTTGGAGACAAATGATCTTTGCCAACTATGTGCGAAGGTGCCAGATTTAAAATAGAATTGAACCGTCTTAGTGACGTCTCTTCTATATGTCTGACATACGTACAGATACTTGGCCACGATCCCGTCATTGACATAGTCATCCCAGTGAGCAATAAAGTCACCAAGATGAACGAACCAATCGACGAGCCATGACCATGGTGTTATTTTCCACAACGTAGTCGGATTAATGCGAGCACCATACAACGTCAGAAGACGCTGTATGTTAACTAACTGGCTCTCGAAGCCAATTAGATTGTCGTCAAATTCCGGCCGGTAGAATCGGAACGACCCTACAGCCCACACCGTCTTTGTTTCACGGATGCGGATATCTGTAGCGCCACCAGACAAACTGCCGTTGACTATACGAAAGTCCATAATATTCTGATCGCTCTGATAACCTTGTCCATTGACAATGAAATCAGATTGACCAGGAATACATGACGGTGTATCATAATGATTCACCAACGTATCGTCATCCGTTGTTTCTAATACTCTTCTCTTTCGTACCCATCGACCGTTTTCTTTTACGGTCCGGATCAGTAAGTCGCGTGACTCAAAATAAACATGAATCATTGACTGAAGATCTGAAACGAAAGGTACCCAACCGAATTGATGGTTAAGGAAATGATCAGCTGCGTTACGCGGCTGCATAAACTCCACAGACTTGTTGAACTTGCTACCGACTGAGTCACGGATGCGAGTAGCATCCTGTTCCCAAGCGTGAGCAAACCCTTCAGAGGTCGTACGGAGCATATGTGGGAGATCTTTCAGTTCATAAATGAACTGACCCACATTAGCCTTAGCAATCTGGGGCTTGAGTTTGTCCCAAGCAAGAGTATGGTATGCGGTCAGAACTCTGGCTGATGGTTTTCCGGTACGATAATTACTCAACGTATCGGTATCCCAAAAGCCGTTATCAATGACATAGCCTTGGTAAGTAGCCCGCTCGTCAGAAGTGACGCTCGGGTAACCAAGGTTAGAAACATTGAGATAAGGTGAGTTCTGCGAATGTGGCAAGTGCATTTCTGCCGAGAAAAAAGGCCCTCCGGAACGATACGGTGGACCTGGGTTTTTCTGATCCCAGGTTTGCTGTAGAGCGTCCGACAGAGGTAACGTCCCTCCAACGAATTTATTAACTATTCGTGATGGTTTCCCTAGTCTGTATCGAATGAATTTTCCGATCAGAGAATTGTTACCTAATGGTTTTCCAGTAAAATCGACGCCATAAAAATCGTCGGCTTTATTATGGACTATCCTGCGGTAACGGGAAAAAGTTCCAAAGAAGTTTTCTTCAGGTATCGAATCTGAGGAATGTCGATGCTTTCTATCGAAAGTAAAGACCTTCTTAGGAGAACGGGGGATCGAAAAGAAATTGCTCAATTTACTCAGAGGCTCTGGCAAAACGTCCTTACGCTTCTTGCGAGGGGACGAAAGAATTACTTCGCCAGGCTTCGGAGTGTGCCGTATACCCATAAACACCTCCAAACGAATTAAAGGCCACGAAGGCCAAGCCCC